CTGCTGCTTGAGCGCAGACTGGAAGCTTTTGTTTCACCGGAAATCATTGAAGAATATCATGAAACCGTGCACTATCTTCAAAACAAATATCCGGTGAAAAAAGTCGCTGTACCGCTGACACACATTGTTGCGGCTTGCCAAATGATTGAACCTGAAACACAACTTCATGTTTGCCGTGATCCTGATGATGACAAGTTTATTGAATGCGCCATCGACGCACAGTGCTTGTATATCGTAAGCGGGGACAAAGACTTGCTTTCATTAAAACGGATAAAAGACATTCAAGTGGTAACGGTCGCGGAGTTTTTTCAGCGTGTCTGGAACGAATGAGCAGCGTTAGGGCTTTACCGATCCCCACACCTCGTCAATAAAAGTATGACGGGGTGTTTTCTTTATCTGCTCACGCTGTGCATCCCATGCCCGCAGGCGAAGGAAGCCCAGCATATCCATTTCATCGATTTCCTTCATCCGCCACCCGTTCTTTAGCAGCTCATTAAATGTAGCGTAGATATATTCCGGCAGCGTCAGGGTTCCTTCTGATTCTCCATCAGAATCTGTTCCGCTTCCTGCACCACCGGAATCGTAGGGAAAGTGTCCAGCACCTCAGTGGTCTGTGTCTGCACAGCCATCAGCGCCAGCGCAATATCATGCATGAGACGGTCAGCCGGATAGTTGTCGTAGACTTCGTCCGGCGTGAATTGATTATTAAAAAGCAAGCAGAACCACTTCACCATGGTGTCCAGTGCGTCCGGGACAGTCAGTTGTTCCTGTGAAACATCCTTGCCCTCGATGGCATCCTGCGACAGGCGTACCAGCCGACCATACATTTTTGAGGCGGGCTCCATTTCACGCAGCGCTCTGCCTGAAACAAAGTCCACAGTGTATTTCTTTTTGCCAAGCGAACATGTAATCATTCGTTTTTCCTCCCAAAACACAGAAAAGAATGCTGCCGCAGGGCATTCCTACGGCAGCAGGATTAACGGGGATCAGCCTCACGGAGAGGGCGTGAAGACAGGCTCATACACAGACTGCAGGAAGGTGACACCCTTCTCAGCCGTAAAACCATTCTCACCTTCATCCGCTACAGCTTGATAGCGTCCATCGCGAGTGCGCTTGATAGCGGTCCACGAAACTTCACCGGTTTGACGGTTAATTGTGGTGCCTTCCTTGGTGGCATAGTTTTCCGTCAGGGGCTTTGCACGAACCTTGTACAGCCATACATAGCGGAACTTGCCGTTGGACTTTTCACTCTTGAAGCCGACCGCGAAATACGGCGGCTTATCCGTAGAAGTCCTGACCAGCACACCGTTATCATCAATCTGGTTGCCGAAGATCATTTCCTGGATGGCCAGCGGAATATCCGCCATCTTTGTATTGAATGTTAGGTTGGGATCCGGATACAGCACGTCAAATTCCACATCATCCGCATACTGGACGTCGGGATCCGCGTTTTCAGGGGTAACCGTTGCCTCAATCGCGCCAGCTACCAGCTGCAGCGCACCATAGGTCAGGGTCGTTTCGGTGTCCTCCGTCAAAGGAGCAATCACCATGTTTTTGAGACCGACCGTAGAAGATACAGCCGGAGAAGCAGTAGGAGTCGGCATAATATAATTCCTCCAATTATCTGTTTTTTAGTTCGTCCCGAAGGACACGCTTGATTTCTGAATAGGCCTCATCAGCCCGAGTGTCGAAGGCAGGCCGCACAAAAGGGTGAGCAGGAGCGGGCGCAGGGCCTCCATGGCCGAACTCAACCGGGTTTGCGTAGTACGCTTTGTGTTCCGAGTGATGGACACCAATGGTGATCTGCTTGCCGCCGCCACGTTTCTTTTTTACGTTGCCCGTATGAATAGAAGAATGCAGAGCACCTGTGATGATTTTCGGGTCAGTGCTGGCGTTATGAAGCATCTGAGCTTCAATCGGCGCAGCGCCTGCTCTCAGCGCACGGTTGACGCCCGGTCCCTGCTCCAAAGCATTGGCCATGTTGACCATGTCATTTTGAAGGTCATCAAAGCCGCGCAGTTCAATTGCCATCGTCCACATCCTCTCTCCAGCACCATGTCCATTGGACTGTGTATTGCCGGGTAGCCGTGTCGTAGGCGGGCTGGTTGTAGCCTTTATCGGATTCCTCCACCATGGCAAAGCCGTAGCGATACATAGCCGCCCGAATCGTATCCGCCATAGCGGTCGGATCGCTGCCGCTCCAGAGGTTCAGGTACACAAAAGTACGGAAGGAAGTCACGCGGTCATCTTGATGGCTTCCTTCCGTGGTAACCGTAGAATAAACACAATATTGCGGCGGCGGGTTCAGGTCCGATGTTGCAGCACGCCACACACCGGCGATGACGGGAATTCCGATATCGCGAAGAGCGGCCTGTACCTGTTTCATCCGCTCACCCCCTTGGCAATGGAAGCCTTCAGGCCCAGATAGGCGCGTTTAAAGCCGTACTCACCCAGCGTTGAGATGTTCCATTTATCTCCTTGAAACAGCACCCACATGCCGGGCTTGATATCGCTGCGATACCGGATGGTGAAGTTGATAACGGCTTCGGCGTTCATAGCATCCGCTGCGCGGTAGTGTTGGTTTCCCGCGTCCGTTACAGCGGCCCAAGCCTTACAGACGATCACATCTCTGGCCACCGGATAACCGTTTTCATTCACAGGGCTTTCCGTGTACCCGATCTGGATCAAGTGTTTCAGATCCCCCGGATGTGGGTCGCTTTCAAAGTTCTTATAACCGCGCAAGCAGAATCACCTCCGTTAGAACATTTTCCCAGGATCGCGGTGCGGGTACAGCAGATGGTCAAAGGCCATCCGCGTAGCCTTGTAAGTGGTCATATCGGGAATATCCCGATTCTCATAATAAAAACTGGTCATCAGAAGAACGGCCAGTCGGACGGGCTCCGGAGCTTCTGTCTGTGTTCCATCATTAGCTTGATGCTCAAAGGTCACACGGCAGTAGTCTTCGGCTTCTGCGGTTGCGCGCTTGATAAGGCTTTCGATGTAGGCATTTTCTTCATCATGCTGGATGCGCAGATGTGTTTTCACCTCATCGACAGTAATGATCATCAGGGATCACCCGCCTCCATCAGCCCAGCTGCACGCAATGCCCCAAGCAAACGATTGTAATCCTCTCTCAGCTGGGCTACGGTGGTTGCCGTGCTGTCTGCCAGAAAAGGCAGAACGGTACCGCTACCCGCAGTGGGCAAGTCGAATAACCCATCTGCACCTTCCACGGCTGCACCAGGCAGGAAGGTCAGCTTGCCGCCCACCACCAGTTCATTGCCGCCGTGTGCAAAATAGTTTTTGGCCGAGCGTGTTTCACTCATTTATTTTTCTCCCTTCTAAAAGGGAGCCACCCCTTAAGGATGACTCCCGTGGTTGTTAGGCCTGCACCAACACCTTCACCGCTTCGGGCAGGATCAGCTTGCCATCGACACGCTGGGAGGCAAGGAAACCCACCTGACCAGTCGGAGCATAGAGTTCATTCAGGCGCTTAAATGAACGGCCTTCACGGTCGGCTACCCAGTAGTAGCCGAGATCACCGAACAGAATGGTCTTGCTGCCGGTAGTCAAGGCAGGCATGAATCCGGAGGTATATACCGGACGGTTCAGAATGGTATCGGGGGTTCCGGCAGTCACGGAGGGCTGCCAGATGTAGTCGCCTGCGCCGTTCTTGAGTTTGCGCAGTGCTTTCACCGTGCTGTCGTTCATGATGAACACAGCATTTCTGCGATAGGGAGAGCGCAGGGAGTAGAACAGATCCATGACCTCATCAAAGGTTACGGCATCCGTTTTCGCGGCGGTAACGCCCGTCTGTGCGCCGCCGGTGGCAGCCAGAATGCCCAGCGGTTTTCCGGTACCATTGCCGGTAAAGAAGGCTTCTTCCTCGGCAGCGCCGATACGGCGAGCAAACTCTTTGGCGATGTAGCTGGGCATATCGAATACAGAATCGTTGAGAAGCTCCTCGCTGATTTTGATCATGGTCGCCAGCTTATACGCGCCAATGGACACCTGGCCGAAGGCATCGTCGCTTTCAGGGTACTGGGCTTCTTCGTCGATCCACTGTGCAGTGCCTTTGGACGCGACGACAGGAATCTTCCGATCGCCGGAAGAGGTATGAATCACATGCGCCAGCTGACGGAATATGTTCTGTTCTTCCAGTGCTTCAATAAGAGTGTGTTCGTACTCGTCAGGGACCAGATAGCCGCCCTCGGAATCGGTGCCGACTTCCAGCGCATTCATCACCTCATGAGGCACAGACTTGCTGCGCATAGTACGCCAGAAGTTGGTGGTGTAATCACGGGTACCACGCCCTGTCTTGCTTTCAGCTACTTCTTCTTTCGGGTGCATAATCGGAGTGGAAACCAAGGGCCTGCTGGTTGCGCGGGACATCTCCACGTCAAGGGCTTCCAGCTTCTCCAGACGGACGATTTCCTTGCCGAGTTTGTCCACATCATCGATCATTTTGTTGTAGATGCTGTCATCCTCGGCTGACAACAGACCGTCAGTTCCGCGATGGCTATCGAGGAAAGCCTTAGCGGCGTTCCAGGCATTCAGGCGCTTTTCGCGCATTTCCATGAGTTCTTTCATTCATTCTTCCTCCTTAAAGGTATTTAATTTGCTGCAGCTTTTTGTCATAGTCCGCTGCATTTACACGGGTGTCTGTTGGTTTTTCTTCCGGCTTGGGAACAGAAGCCAGCAGACGATTCATGAGGTGTGCCGCTGCCGTTTTCCGGGCAAAAGAAAAGCCCGACATGTTGTCAGGCTCTTGGGTTCCGGAGGTGTAGAGGACTTCATCGCAGAAGCCAAGCTCTTTAGCCCTCCACGCATTCATCCATGTTTCGCTGTCCATTAGGTGGGATAGCTTGGAACGGGACAGGCCGGTTTTGATTTCGTATGCGTTGATAATGCTTTCCTTCACCTCGTCCAGCAGCTGAATGGCTTTCTGCATTTCTGCGGAATCGCCCTGGGCTATGGTAAAAGGATTGTGGATCATCATCATACTGGTCGGGCTCATGCACACCCGTGTTCCAGCCATGGCGATTACGGAAGCAGCAGAGGCTGCCATACCATCAATCTGCACCGTCACATCATGGGGATAATCCATAAGCATGGTGTAGATTTGGCTGGCCGCAATGCAGTCGCCGCCGGGCGAATTGATATGAAGGGTGATCGGTCCTTTGCCGGAAAAGAGTTCTTTCTTAAAGGCTGCGGGGGTAATATCATCCGCGAACCAGCTCTCTTCAGCGATCACGCCCTCCAGAAACAGGGTGCGAGTTTCATCTTCATCGCGAGCCCAGTTCCAGAACTTTTTCATTTCGTAGGCTCCTTTCTTGCTTGATCAATGGGGATCATGTTGCCGTTGACAAGGTAAGCGTTGCCGCCTTCCGCGTCAGAGATGGGGTTGAGGTTTTCCAGTTCCCGGATATCATTGGCGCTCATCCAACCGTTTTGCCGTGCAATGGCATAGCCTTCCATACGGGACTTATAGTCCCCGCGCATCAGACCGTCGATATTGAACTGCACATAAAAGCACCCTTTCTCCTGGATGGAAAAAAGGGCACGATTCATGGACTGTTCGATTCGGACAAGCCAAGGTCGGATGCTATGAACGGCAAAGTCAATGCTTTGATGCTCAATGTTCGAGAAAGTGGCGTGCTCCAGGTTGCCGACCAGATGCGGCGGTACCCTGAAGATTCGGCAGATCTCATCCACTTGAAACTTTCGTGTTTCGAGGAACTGCGCCTCATTATTTGGAATGCTCAGGGGCGAGAAGGTCATGCCTTCTTCAAGAATAGCGACACGGTTAGCATTGGATGAACCGCCATAGGCACTATTCCAACTGTCTCTGACGGCCTTCGGATTCTTCACCGTATTGGGGTGAGTCAGGATGCCGGAGGGCCGTGCGCCGTTGGAGAAGAATTTGCTGCCATACTCCTCGGACGCGATACCTAAGCCGATGGCGCTTTTCTCCAGGGCGATGGGGCTGTAACCCATCACACCGTCAAAGCCAAGGCCGGGGATATGAAGGATGTCCTGCGGCTTGATAGAAACGGTCTTTCCATCGCTGGTTGTGTAGGTGTATTTCAGGGCTCCTTTATTATCCCTATCTACATTCATGCGATCCGGAAGCAAGGGGTACAGACCGACAACCTGGTTTTTTCCGTTACGGATAATCTGACTGTAACTGTTGCCATATAGGAGCAGGTGTGCCAGCATGACCTCCCTGAAAACGAAGGATGTCATTTCGCTGTTGGGTTCGTCATGAAGCAGTCGATACAGTGGATGCTCCGTCGCTTTCTGGTTGCCGTCCGGTTTGCTTTCATATA